TGGAAAGCTTCCAGTTATCGGCAGTTTCAACGAATGAACCAAACTTAAATTCTGCGCCTTCTTTAACCTCGTCGAACTTGGCTATACCACCAAACTGGATACCGGTAGTTGCTTTGAAATCAGGCAGATCCTGCTGTACTGCAAGAGCTTTAAAAGTTTGCGGTGTGGATTCGTATTCCTTACGCAAAAATTTATTTGTAAGATTGGAAAGAAGGTTAGGGAAATCTGACGTGCTCATGGAACGTTCGAAGATTTCCATTTTATTGAAAGGATTTACCTTAATGCCTCTTTGTTCCAGTACCAGATGCGCAGCAGCTAAAACGCTGATGCCACGATAATTTACAGCAAGGGCACTGGCAGGATCATCCTGTTTACCGATCTCGTATTTACCGGGAGCTGTGCGGTTTAACAAAGCAAACTCTACTGCGTTGCGGGCCTTTACAGTTTCATCATCACCGATAATGGTTGCAGATGCACTACGTGGTGCAGGAGATTGTTTTTCTGCCAATTTGTTTATGATGGCTGCACGTGCACCATCAATAGTTAAAGCAGGATCCTTTATGAGTGTTTCTGCAAAATCTATATCAAAACCGGCTGCACGACATGCGCCGATGATATCCACTGAACGTGTGTTTGCCTGCTGGGTTGCCAGCTTGCGTTCGTTTTCTACATTAGGTGTAGTTTCAGCGGGTGCTGCTGGGGCTGCGGCAGGTGGAGCGGGTGCTGCTGATGGAATTACAATTTCTTCGGGCATATTACGTGTTTTAGAATTTTGAATTATTGTTACTTCGTTTGTAGGAGTTTGATCGGATTGGGAGCGGGTTGAAGAATTATAATCTGCGGGAACAGAAACAAATGATATTTCGAAAGGCTCCCAATCTGTTGCGGTTGCTGTAGGTACATCGCCCACTGATTCGTCAATGAGCATGCGGTATACACGATAACCCACAGATATATTACGGGCAATACCATCTTTTACATCCTGGATAAAACCTTTAAGTTCATCGCGTTTACTTAGCTGGATCGTTGCATTTAATTTGCCTGCTGCAATCCATGCGCGTTTTACCACACCCAATACCGCAGTGGTTACACTGGAATATTTGTTGTGATTATCCAGCACATTTGCCCCGGCATTCAAGCGGGCCATACGAACACTGGAAGCATCCATAGAAAGTACTTCGTTTACCGGACCATCCCAGCTCATCTGCAAAACAGGTGCATCGGTTGCAGCAACAACATCTACCGTATAGCTTTCTTCATTGAAACTACCCGGTACAAATTCTGCTGAACGTAAATGTGATTGTATTTGCTTTTTAATCTCTGGCATTGTATGAGTTGCGTTTATCGCACTTTATAGAGATACGAAAATAGAATGTTGCAGCATTGCAGTTTGTTCATTCTGTGTTCATAGTTTATTCGGCAGGTGTAATGGCATGTCGGGAAACTTTAAAACCATTCTCTACTGCCCAGGCGTGATGATCTTCTATGTAGACATTGCAAGGATCGCAAGCTGCCATCCAGTATTCCTGGTTCATTAGATTATCGCCACGGCCACGTACATGGTGAATATGGACCGGAAAAATATTATACAGGTTTTTGCCTGGCTGATTGTGTGGACAATCGGGTGAATTTATTTCGCACTTTTTATGCGTTGCTAAAAACAGTGCTGCTTTGGCGGCATAAAGTTTATTTACCAGTACACGTTTTGCACTGAATGGCTTAATGGGCTTTTGTTTTTTATCTGTACGCAGGTACTGATGGCTTTTGCAATAGCCGCCACCAAAGATGTTGCGGGTGCAGCCTTCTTTGTTGCAGGTTTTAGGCATGGGTTTGTTTTAATGCTTTGAAAAACTTGCGTTGCGCATTCTGCGGGTTAATGGCGGTTGTGTAAATGCAATCTTCTTTTACGATGATCTTCTTTTGGACCGAGCCATCGAGATTTCTGTTTACCTGGTTAAATTCAGCAATAGTTAATTGGCCGGTTTTTATATTGAGCTGGTAACAGAACTGGCCTTTGTGCGGGTTGAGCCTGCCGAGGAACAATTGCTTTTTTTGTTCAGCAACTTTTTGAACGACTGCAATATTTTCTTTTTGGGTTTGTAATTCTTTCATGCTCATAAATGTTGTAGGAAAGCAGTTGCCCACCCTGCTATTGCAAGGTAGACAAATGCCGAATAATAAATTGAGGGGAATTATTGTGAAACGAAAACGATGTTAAGATTGCATTTTAAAGCCTCTGCAATCTTCTTTAGTGTGGCTGTGGAGCAATCTTTGCCATTTTCAATATCAGCTATTGTAGCCTGTCTTACGCCTGTTATCTTAGAAAGCTGCACCTGTGTAAGGTGCAGCGATTTTCTAAGTTCTTTTAAGTTACTCATGCTCTTCCACAATTTCAAATGAATTATCGCCAATTGTTGCACTTTCATCACCAGATTCAAAAATTACTCTTTTACTATCAGGGTCGGTGATGGTGTGGTTTTCATCAGTTAAATAATAGTTAGAAGCCATTGCACAATCATCAGCAATAATTGCAAGTTGATTAATAGCTTCTTCTTTAGTTAAAGAATTTGCTTTAACAGTTTGTCCGTTTTTTACGATTTTGTAAGTCATGTTGTTTAATTTATTTGGTGGTTTAATTATAAAGAGGCTGCACCTGATTTGCCAGCTCTATATCTTCTTCTTGATGCTTCTAAAGTTGCAGCCATTGTCTGACCAGTTGCATATAAATAATCTAAATGGTCTCTATCTTCTTGGGTTAATTCTCTTAAAACTTCTTTCTTTTTTGCAACTTTTACAAAAGGCTCGTTAGAAAGATTTGCATATTGATTAAGCAATTTTTTCACTTCGCCAGTTTTTAGAATTTTAACTGTTGTTGTAGTTGCATCTTGATTAAGAATTTCAACCTCACCGAACGCTTTTGAAAATTTTGTAGTTGTCATTGTTATTTGCTTTTGTTACACAAAAATACGCTAAAGCGTATTAAACTACCAAATAAATTATACTAATTATCGTATAAACTTATCCACATTTTTAATCCCCCTCAATTTCAAAGAACTATTTAAACACCCTGATTGCCTTCCTACAACATGGGCATTTGCAAAAGGCTGGCTGACGAATATATTTTTAGCAATTATTTAAAACCCAACATTAGCAGGTGTTTGGGGCTGAAACCTAAAGCCATCAGCCCTTCGCAATATGCCTACCGTTATGGTGTACAAGAGTGCCCCGAAACAAGTTCGGGATAAACTGTGCAAGGATGTTGCGATTTACGCAACTGTTGGGCTAAAAAAGATTTCTCGCTTTGCTCGAAATGACGGGCGTTAATGAAATGTTTTGCCAAGAGATCCCGAAACAAGTTCGGGATGACGGCTGCATGGCTTATGCATCTGTTGTGTCTGTTGTAGTTGCTGTTTTTTTCTTGCCTTTTGCTGGTACTTCTCCGGTTTGTTTGTCTTTATCGAAACGTTGATCGCATTCGGGTTCGAGGCCGTATTTATCAAAATTTTCTTTATCCTCTTTCATCTGCTGCAACATATCTTCCGGATTATAACCGTTTTCCCGAACCGCTTCCTGCCAGCTTATTAAACCTCCACGAATAGCTTCTATTTGCGCAGAAATTTCTTTAGTAGGATCAATCATTTCACGACGAGGGGTTGTCCAAATAACCGGGACCAGTTGTGATTTTACTATTCCGTTAATTACTGCCAACTGCATGAACCAAAGCCATGTTTTATTACACATCATTGGTATGAATGTGTTCCATTGCCATACGGAAATGTTGCGGTGGAACTGTAACCAGCCCATGCGGCCTGAACTGAAATTTACTGCGGTTAAATCACCGGTGAGGGTTACATAATCGATGCCATAAGCAGCAGCGATGCCGCGCAGAACAGATTTTGTGTACTGATCGTAATTGGCACCTGCATCGGGCGGCATGGCAAAGCTTACCTCTTCGCCGGGTGCCAGATCTTCTATAATACCAGGCTCTACTTTTTCGAGGCGGTCGGGGTTAGTGCCATCATCGGTGCCGCCGATAGGAACCACATTTGTTTTGCGACGGAATACGGTAAAGCAGGCTGCAATCTTTTGCCTTATGAGCTGTGTATCTTCAAACTCATCTAAATCTTTAAGGCGCAGCATGGCGGCGTGCCCGAAAGGAATACCGCGAAACTGGCCGGGGCGTTCTTTTTTAAAGATGTGCTGGATTTCAGCAGCGGGAGTGCGAACAGAAGTTGTATTGTAATGCAACTGATCGCCGGGATGGTTTGGCCAAAGCCAATAGGCAACAATTTGATTGGTGCTATTAAATTCAACACCGTAATAAATGTAACCTCCATCGCTGAGCCGATCCTGGTATTTACTTGTATCTATAAAGTCGGGCTCGAGGACCTGCAACTGCAAAGGAAAGATGGCATCTTTTGCCGTGTTGATATGTTTACGAATGAGCACTTCTCCGGATTCTGCCAGGCATAATGCTGCGAGGTGCTGAATACCGTAGAGGTTTAAATGGCCATCGTAATCGCACTGGGTAGAATCGGCCCATGCGGTAAAGGCAGCTTTTAATTTTTTTGTTTGAAGATCGCTGCCTGCCATGGGTGTGGCAAGGATGCCAACACCTACGATATTGTTTGCAATTTCCTGAACCGCTTTTTTAGCATAGCCATTGTTGCGTACCAGGTCGCGGCTGCGGTTGCGCAGGAAGGTAAGTGCACTGTGTATTTCGGAGTTTGCACTGGTTGAGGTTGCTACCCATTGCGAGGTGCGACGTCCACCGGCTGCAGCATCGAAACGGCGGGTGCCAATAAGATTAAGGGCTTTGCGGAATTGTAAGCGGCGATAGGCTGCTTCGGGTGCAACTGCACTAATAATGCGATCTAGTATGTTGAATTTCATCTTTGCCATGTAATAATTTGGTAGTGTATTTATTTGGTGATGAAATTGTATTTATGTGAGGCCGCTGGAATAGGTACCAAACTTTCTTGCTGAGGTTGCCGATGTGCCTGGTGCAACTTCTGCGGCGATTACATTGCGCAAACGCAGCATTTCATCCAGGCTGCGGTAGGTGACCTCTTTATCTGCATACTTAACGGTGAGCGCACCTTGTGCAATGGCGGCATCTAAAGCGGTTAATTGTTCCTGTGTAAAAGCCATAAAAAGCGGTTTTTTAGCCTTAAATTGCGTAAAACGCAACTAATATTCCGAAATTCCGGCTTTTTCTGCGATTTTTTTTAAATCGCCCAAAGTTTGCACATACTTACTTTTTGTACAGCTGATAATATCGATGCCATGCTCTACGGGGCTTTTGGTTTTATTAAAACGGAAACCAATGGCACTTTTACTGAGCATGGTGTTGCTTTTGATGAGGTAAAAGCAGATATGCCGCATGTAGGCTACATTGTAGGCGGTGATGGATAATAGTTCGGGTTCGGATATCCCGAAATGATCGCAGGCTGCTTTAATGATCTTCTCTTGTACGGGGTTGGTATATGCCATGCTGACTACAGTTTGTTAAGAAAGAATTTTGGTAACTGTAAAATTATGTGAAAGCAGAAAGTGAAAAATAATTTTGTTGCGTTAAACGCACATGTTGTTAACAATGGGTAGCTGTTTGATTATGTTCAGATAACCTGCCGGAAACCAATTTAGGTTCTATAAACATGCGCATGAAGGCAGTATATTCTGCGTTTGTTTCGCTGAAATACTGATTTATGGCCATGGCTTCGTACTGATGAAGCGATATCGCCATGCCCATTTTATTTTTGTTATTGAAGAATGTAAAGCTGTGCAGCCTGCGTTTGTACATGTCTTGTATTACCAAAGTTTCCAGCTCGTAGTTATGTACTGGTGCAATTTCTGCAGTTGTACGGACCGTGTTTGATAACCAGGACCATTGAAAGAAGTTAAGGTGGAGTGTGATAGCGGGGAGGTTCATATATGGGTATTATTTTTCGGTTTGTTTAAAATTGCTGACAATATCTTTAAGCATGCCGGCTACTTGCTTTTGTTTTTCTATCATACCGATAATAATTCCTTGCACTTCATCGTAATCACCTCTTAAATGACGAGTACAAATACCGTCTTTTCCTGCAACTAAAAAGTAATTGTATTTATTTTCAATCATAAAATCAATTAGTGGATTGAGTAGCGATAAAAGTTCTTTGTGTTTGCTTTCTGATATCTCTTGTAATTCCATAATGTTATTTTTTTGATCTGAACGTACAAGTGTGCGACGCAACGAAGCTTCATTTATGATCTATTGTTTGGCTCAAAAGATTTCTCAGTCGTGCCTCCTTCGAAATGACGGGGGTGTGAAACGGAACCATTACCATATGCTTTCGCGTTTTTTCTTTTTTTGTTTATTGTTTGATGGCTCCTTGCCAGCCGTTTGCGGTATGGTGCTTTGCAGCTTATGCCAATGTTCATCTTTCATGAAATCCATACCAAAGATGGCGGCGGCGGCACGGGCATATACCCGGCAATCGAGCGCCTCGTTTCGTTTATACACCTTTACCCACTCGTACACTGCAAAGCCTTTTTTATTGGTTTTGCGTTCGAGCTTTTCGGCGGTGATGCCCCGGAAAAAATGGGTATCGTACTGCGGGAAATGACAGTAGCCGGGCGGGTAGGTTTTATCTTCGTTGGGGTTGAGCTTTAACCAGCCATACAACTCACTTTTAATAAGGCTAACCCCAACATGAAATACTTTTATGCTGTTTACCTTTTGCCCTGCACGGGTTACCTGCACTGCTTTTGGAGCACTGTACATGGTGGCGAGTGCATCGCTGCCTTTTACGGGAAACACGCGGTTAAGGCCCTGGTACCGCATACAGAAATCGTACACATACTTTGTGTTGTAACCGGTATCTATTGCCATTGCTGAAACGGGGAACAGGGTACCATCTGCTTTGGCAAATGTTTCATTGAGCACAAAGTCAAGTTTCTTCCAGGTGTCGGGGTTACTGGTATCGCCGCTTATGATTCGGTAATCTATGCTCTGGCTTTCTTTGCCTTTTATCCACCCCACGATTTCCAGCTCTAAGCGATCTGCCTGAACATCGACACCTGCAGTGATAAATGATACTTCGGGCATGAGGGTGTTTTGTTTATATAGCTCACGTAAGGCATAGAGACGCTGGTAATCGGGCACCTCGCCCTCTTCTTCGTAACACTCGCCCAGCTTTGTATTTATGAAAGTGATGCGCTTTGGAATGTTGCCTTCGCTATCATCGTAATCTTTTGCCATTTCGCCCCAGCTATACCAGCCCTGCGGTGCATATAATGCATTGATGTGGTAGCCATAGGTAATGCCATCTTCTTTCTCCGGATGAGTGGCAAGCCAGCAGCCGGCAGTGATCATGCGGGTTTTGTGGAATTCGGAAATATTGGTGCGGCAATGGATGCATTCGTATTCTACGGTGGTGTAGTCGCCTTTTGTCCAACGCAGTTGCTCGAATTTTAATACCTGTCCGCTGCCACAATGCGGGCAGGGCACATGATAGTACCGCTGGCCGGTTTCTTTAAATGCATTGTCGATAACACTGGTGCCTTTCTTTGTGGGTGTACTTGTAATGAATATTTTCTTTCGGGCACCAAAGCTAATGGTACGGGTTTTAGCCAGGTCGAGGGCTGAACCTTCGCCGCCAACATCGAGGGGGTAACGGTCTACTTCATCGGCATAAACATAACGCACAGCAGTGGAGGCTAAACCCACGGGACTATTGGCACCAACCATTTTAATAAAGCCGCCTTCGAATTCTTTATACTGGATGGTATTGCCGCTGTCTTTGGCCTTGCTGGGTTTAATCTTGGCTTTGATGCGTGGTGTGGTATCTATGAGCTTCTGAATGCGGTTTTTGCTGGTGTCTTTCATCATGGTATCGGTGGGCATGATGTAGAGCATAGGAGCGGGGGCTATGTCGATATCGTAACCTACCCAATTGTTTGCAGTTTCAGTGGCACCGATCTGTGATGATTTTTTAAAGATAATGATTTGTGCAGGATCGGTGGCGCTGAGCCTGTCTGCAATTTCCCTGTTGTATGGTGTTCGGCTGGTGCGGAAACGACCGGGTTCACTGTTTGTTTGTGGCAGTACGCGGTGCTGATCTGCCCACTGCGAAACGGTGAGCAAAGGATCGGGACGGATGCCCCGAAGGAAACCGGCGATGATGCTGTAATCTATGATGGGGTTGGTAGACATTTATGAGCCAGAGGTTTTGTTATTAATTAAGCTGTGGTTGCGTTGCACTCTTGTGCTGCTGGATTATGCATGAGCAAATTCCAGCCTCATTTCAGTATTTGCCAGTGCCTGTGCAATAATTAAATCTGCCATTTCGGTTTTGCTTACCAATGCTGATTTACTGAGGTGCAAATAAATTTCGGTTGTTTTTATATTATTATGGCCCAGGAATATCTTAAGCTCGTAAATATCCATACCACCTTCGCATAAATGAGTAGCCCTGCTATGCCGAAGCGAATGCGTAGTTACTTTTTTATAAATACCTGCCCGTTGCTTTGCCTGGTGAAACACCTGCTGAATACTGCGTACCGTATATTTTTGCTGGTTTTGCCCCATGAACAACCACTTGCCCACAGGATCTGCTTTACGGTAAGTTTTTAACAGGTTAATAGTTTGCAAGGGTAGGGGCACGTAACGATCCTTAAAACCTTTTGCACCTTTTACCAGCAATGTTTTACGATCACTATCTATATGACAAATGGTTTTATTGCATTCAATTTCTGGCACTTCGCTTACCCGCAATCCGCAACTATAGATTATCTGCAGCATTGCCCGGTGTTTAATATTCTGCGTTCCATTTATTAAACGCTGAACTTCCTGTATGCTGAGTATTTGGGGCAGATAGTTGGTTTTGCGCGGGTAAGGAATATCTTCCAGGCTTAGTGGTGTTTTTAAAACGAAGTTGTAAAAATTACGGATGCTGATTACATACATGGCCCGGCTGTTCATATTGCTGATCTTTAATAAAAAATCTTTTATATGCTGCAGCGGCAATGGCTTTGGTGCACCCTGCATTGCATCGAAGAACTGGCCCAGGTAACCGGAATAGGTATCTATGCTGTTTGGGGCATAGTTACGAAGTTGCATTTCCTTTTTAAATTGGTTAAGTAGTTCTTGTTTACGTGACATATAAGTGATTGATTATTATAAAGAGTGCGGGAAGAAAGATGTTATATGCCACTCTTTGACCACTCTAATAATTTACGGTTGACGTACTTTTTTAAATCAGGCTCCTTGCTTATTGGACACATAAATTTTACTCCTTTTGTTTTTTCTTTGAACAGGCTTTTGCGGCCAGAGCCTGGACGGGTTCCACCCCTGTTTTCTTTTTTTGTTTTGCAATAATGAGTACCTATTTCATTACCTTGTATATTGGTACTTATTATTTTTTTACATTTTGGGCAATATCCTTGATACCCCTGAATTGAACCATCTGGCAAAACTTCTCCCATATTATTTTTATTTAGCTAAACTTTTCAATCGCTTCTTTTTTTGTAATACCATAAACAAAAATACTTTTTGAACCACTCCCTAAATTATAGGCAACTGTTGTTCTGCCATCAGGCTTAACCCAAACAGTCCAATTAACTATTTGCTGAAAATTAGGATTATCCGGGTGTACGTGGCTTTGCCATTTAGTAACTTCTTCGCTAAACTGATTGATTGTAGTTGTCATGATGTTTTGCTTTTGTTACACAAATATAGACAATGTTTTGATTAAAGTACTATAATCAATAAATAAGTTATCCACATTTGACAAATAATTTTAATCCCCTAATTGCGGCATATAACAAAGTGCTTTACGCAAGCCGCTGGACACATACTTTAAGGTTGAATACTCTACGGGCGGCCTGACGTAAAGCACCAACGTTACAAGCAATACTACTCTTAACCGAATAGCGATGCCTGTACATTGTCGTAATTCGTTTTATGGTTTGACCAAATAGCTTCTACTGTGTCAGACATAGCACCGTGCAATTTTGTTACGGGTGAAAATGGTAGCCAATCTGCCTTTGTATTTTCACAAACAATAGTTTGTCCGTTTCTTTCTTTACACCACTCTGAAAGGTATTTAAAATCAATTTTACCATGTTTATACCCGTTGCCACCAAATTGGTAAGGTGGGTCCACAAACCATGTTGCTTCCTCATTTGGTAAATCCTGATAGCAACCTAATCTTATTTCCCAATGCTTAATCTTATAAAGTTGGTCCGCAATTCTTTTAAGTTGGTTTTTTCTGCCATGTTGCTCTGCTGAATATGCACTTACCTTCCATCGTGGCGAAGTGGATGCAACCCCAGCAAGCATACCTAAAAACAATTTTGCTTCGTCATTTACATTTAACTGCCTAATATCATCACCAAGTTTCAATGTTGGTAATCCTAAAATATCCTTTTCGGTGCATTGTTGTAACCACTTCCAAATATTTATTACTACATCGTACTTATCCAATAACAGAACTTCTCTATCAAAATATTTTAGCGAATACCTTGCACTGCCTGCGAAAGGCTCAATTATTTTTGAGTGTTTTGGTGGTGGATAATAATTAACTATTTTACTTTTACTTCCGTAATATGAAAACATATCTTTTAATTTTGCCGTACTGCTTGTAACATTCGGTTTGGCAATATTGCCGTTCAGTTCTTTTATCAGCAGACGAACAAATACCGAACATTTGTACTTTTTTGAGCGATAGTAAGCGGCAACATCGCCAAGCCGCCGGACGTTATACGCAATTTGTTTTAATTTTTTTTTCCTCTGCTCTCAAATGATTTAATGAAATAATTGCACTTGAGCAGTTTGTTCTTTTATTCGTTTTAACGCACTTTCATAGTATTTGGCATCTAATTCACACGCCACTAAATTAACGCCAGCATAATGGCAAGCAATCGCAATACTGCCACTTCCTAAATGGGTATCTAAAACATTCATTCCTTTTGTGGCGTATGTTTCTAAAATCCAATTATACAACTGCACAGGTTTTTGGGTTGGGTGTATTTTGCCTCCGTTATCCATCCCTTGAAATCCGCTATATTTCACTTTTGCCTTTACAAGCGTTTTGTCAAATGAAGTCCAAGCAAGCTCACCATCGGCAAATGAAACGCCTTCAGGCACATTCTTATCCCAAAAAATCCAGCTTTTAGTTAATGGTAATGGAAAGTAGTTACCGCCCCAAATAATTTGATTTTTAGAAACTCTAAATAGTTCTTTAAAATATTCATCGTTTGGTATTGCATTATCCCAGTCTTTGTCCTCGTGGCGTTTCGGCTGTCCTTTTTTACGCCCCATATTCATATTTATTTCAATTCCGTATGGTGGGTCAACAATAGCCAAATCAAAGTGTTTGTCTGGGTATTGTGCCATTAGTTCCATATTGTCGCAGTTTCTAATATCTAACATATAAAATAATGATTTAATGATTTCCCACCGCACAAAAAATTAAAACAAAAAGCGTATAACACGGGTTTTGCGTCATTGGGGCTGTAGTATTTCAAATCAAGTTTAGTGGTCATATCAAGTTTAGTTTTTCAAATGAGCTTTAGTGCTGGTAATCCCCAACGAACGCAAAGCCGCAAAACGTTATACGCCACTACTCAACCAGTCTTTTAATTTAAGGTTGACAAACAGCCTGAACTCTTTAACTTTTGACACGGGCACTCTGGTAACGACAGGGGTTGTAGCTTCACCGTATTTCAGTTTAGCCCCAGCCCCTTTACGTTTGCCGCCTTGTTTATTTTTTTTAACCATTTGGG